TCTTCGTAAGCAACCTTTACAAAACAATCGCCAGTAATTCCACCTGTTTGTGCCATTTCAAATAGCACTCGCTGTTTGTCGTTGTCTACTTCCCAAACTCTTTGTAGGCGGTCTGGAATAATTGCTTCTGTTGCTTTAGGCGAACGGAAGTGAATGCCTTTACCAAAAGTAAAACGTGCTAAAAAGTCATTGAATGCTCTGTAATAGTTTACTGCAATTTGCATTTCGCCTTGTTCACGGCGGTATCCATAATGATGACCAAGATACATTGCCCAGTTAAGAGAGTATCTATTTAATCGTGGACCATGTACTTCAAACTCTTCGTCAGCAAGTTCCACTAAACCGAGTGGAGAAATAGAGATGGTTAAGTCCGAGGACGCAGCCCTATAACTCGGTGGTGAAAAATCTACGAAACTCATTTATTGCCCTTTTTCTTGTCAGGTAATCTTACTGTAGAAGCACCTCTTTGTTTCTTTTCAAACTGCTTTTTTTGCAAAATTTGTCGCTTGTACACAGGGTCTGATGTATCAAGAAACTTGCCACCAGATTGTTCATAATGTTCATGAACCCAGTGACTTGCAGCAGGATTTGGGTAGGTTGAAAACTTTGCCTTTGCTTGAGCAATAAGCATTTGCCACAACTTCTCGTTTGCAGGTTTCTGTGCCACCGTGTTCCTCTTGTAAAACCTTAAGCCCCCTAGGGGTTTCCTAGGGGGTCAAAAGCCAAACTTTAATTAATCGTTTACAACTGTTGGGGAGACACGCTGTGTGCGTCCGCCAGTACGTGCAACTACTTCAACTGTTTGCTCTGCATAGTCTGTAAATGAACCATGTGAGAACTCAGCCAAGAATGTTGGTGCTTCAGTCCAAGCAGCAGAGCCAACGTGGGCACGTGCTTGCATTGTTTCTGCAGCAGTCTTTGTATGAACTGGTGCATTACGATTTGGGCGACCTGGTGCTGCAGCGTAGCCACTTGAAATTCCTGTCTGGAAATCATTTGGTACGTCTGTGTCTGTTGCAATACCTTCTTCGAAACGAAGTGGACCGCGACGAGTAGCGTTACCCGCAGCCTTCATCTCGTAGGTGTTTGAACCCTTTTCTGGGAACTGAGGATTTGGTGCTAGTGTCATAATGACTCCTAAACTCTAGAGTTAATTTCGGAACGGCCTATTCCAAAGATGAGTGTGGCGTATTTTTTGCAGTTCGTAATGTCAAACTAGGAATTAATTCCCACCAAAAAAGGGACTGGCAGAAAGGACCACTTCTGGCATCACGAGGTCTTTAGTCAAAGAACAGGCTATAGACAAGGAGTCTACATAGTCGTCATGGGCATAAGACTCGTCAGGGGCAGCAACTAAAAAGTTGGGTCCCTTAAACTTAACTTCGGCATCGGTCATCTGTTGATAGAACCTCTTCCAGGTCCTTAATCTGCGAGTACGAGAATTTGCTGGAAAACCTAGCATTCTGCGTTGAATGAGTGCCTGTAAATGTTTCCATCGCTGAGACTGTTCGGTTGGGCTAGAAGTAATAGGAGCAACCTCTGCTCTTGGAATCAAAACTTTAAGACGCTGTGCAACAGCATCTCCTACACCGTTTGCATCAACGCCAATCGCAAGAACATCGTAATTAGACAAGAAGTTAACTATCTGGAAATACTGTTCTTCCCAGTCATCTCCTTGTAACTCCAGCCAATTTAAAATGCGGTGTTCAAAGTACCCAAACTCATCTGGTCTATCCCAGTCAACCCACACAACAGTAACCACGGTTGAGTCCAGTTTACGGGCAGGGTCAATACCTACAACTACGGGAGTCTTGTGCCAGTTCTTTACTATCTCCTGCGAAACATCTCCGAGTTCTTCCATTACAGAAGAAGTTACAAACATTCCTCGCTCAAGAAGCCACTTGCAGTTATATGACATTTGGAACTCGTCTGAGTCTTCACCAATACGTAGCGTTTCTTTTTTTATGAAGCGTTGGTAATTTTCGTTGACCTTAGCCACTTCTTTCCAGTCCCACTGATAATGATTCTGTCTTGCACCTCTAGTGGTTTGTCTACGCTTGTTTAACTGAATGGCCCTGTAAAAATTATTCTTACTTGTTGTTGGAGTACCCGTCTTAACCATAGTTCCTGCATAGTAAGCAAGCATAGGGCTAATAGATTTTGATACAACAAAGTCGTCTGCCTCCTGACACTCATCGATAACAATTAAATGAAAAGACTTCGATTCAATTTTTGCACGGGGGTTTGCAGTCATCATAGTAATGGTTGACCCTGATTTTTTTAGTTTAATCATGCGGGTAACACCACCTATACGTGCAGCAGAGTCATCAATTTCTGGGTCACCTAAAACCTCTAAAGCACGCTCAGATGTTAGACGTGTAACGGTTCTACCAAAAAGAGTTTCAGCCTGTCCTTCTGTTGGTGCAAACAACCCAACCCAAAGACCGTCTTTATACTTACCTAGTAACTCTGGATATATCTTTGCAAGTCGTGGTAAAAGAATCATTAACGTTGCAACAGTATCGGCAACAGTTTCAGACTTACCTGACTGACGTGCAGCAAGTGCAGTAATTTCTTCACCGTCATTAATAATTACAGACTCAATCATTCTGCGTGCTAACGGTTTTTGATATGGGTGTAAATCGTGCCCTACTAATACAACAAGGAATTGCATTATTTTATCAATTAGTTTATTTACAAAGTCTTGCGAAAGTTCATCTAACGTATCATCGTCTTGAAACTCAGGTTCAGTTTCATCAAGGTTTAAAAAATACTCAGGATTAATCTCTTCAAATTTTTCATCATCATAATCAATTGTCATTAGTACTCCAATAAACAGGAAAGCCCACTTCGCAGTGGGCATCCCGCGTCTTGAGAGAAGGAGACAGGTGTAATCATATCAAACACAATACCAAAATCAACGACGTTTTAGTTCTTTAACAATTTCGTGTAACACTTCTGCACCAATTTCTGCTTCATTTAGTAACTCTTTCTCACCAGTTCTTTGATACGTTGTTATTTCTTTTCCTATAACAAATAGTGCGTTCTCAGTCCAAGAAACTAATTCAGAAGAAGGTAGTTTAGATATTCTCTTCTGTATCTTGGTCTGGGGCTGGTATCCAACCTTTTTCTTCTTGAAAATCATCATAAGTAAGGTCCCTCCTAGAGACGGCTGAGTTTAACGCTTCTTCTTCTAATTTTGTACCTTCCCACTTACCAATTACTAATATTTTGTTTTTTATTAGCCTAATTAAAGTAGGGGTGGAATATCTGTAAGGTGGCTCAATCTCTTGGCTCCAGCCTTTGGAAAGGAGTTTACCCTCCCACTCAAGGGGCTGAGTAATAACTTGTACAAAGTGTTTTGGTCCGACTGGTAAAAACTGAGGCATTTGTTAACGCTTTCTTTGGGCCGACTTTTTAGGCTTGCTTGCCTTGGTTGAAGGTTTGCGGTTACTTCTTGGTGCTTTTTCTATAGGTCTTAAACTTTGATAGCCCTTGAAAACAATCTGGTTGGTACGAACGACACGATACAGGGTTTCTCGTGCAATATTTGGGAGGCGACCCATGTCTGCTGCTCCACGTGGTTTGCTGTCAAGGCGGTTTAAAATATAGCGACCCTTAGAGGTGGCAGACTTAAACCCGTTCCATTCATTATTGGAAACGCTGTAATAGTTATAAAACAAACCATCACGGAAAACTACAGTTAAAACCTGTCGCTCTTTGTCATAACCTGCAGCAACAGTTCTTGGTCTTAAGTAGTTGGTTGTAGATGTTGGGATAATAGTTAACTCTGCAGGACCGTCGTAATCATCACGGGCATTCTTAGCAAAGTTGTCATAAACAGTAGGCTCATAAAACGTACCTGCTGTTACTTCATCATCTAAATCGTAAGAATCGTCATCTTCAAAAATAGCAAAGGCTTCATAAAAATCAGAGCCAACTGGGAGAGAATCAAATGGATTTACTCTTCTACCTTTTATGCTACCGACAAGTTTATCCATGCCCTTGACGGTGTTTTCTTCAATCCCGTATAAATCACGGGAGGGGTCAAGCATGGCAGCCAACTCGTTGGCAGAAGGACCAACAGCACGTGCTGTTGGCCTACCGCTACCAGAATTGGCTGCCCTTGCCATACTAACTCCTAAATTAAGATGCTGTTGCGTATGGTGTAATTGTTACTGCTGCACCAACTGCAGTTTGTGCTGCACCTGCTGCAATTGATTGAGACTTGATTGTTCCTGCAAGACCAACAAGTGTTCCTGTTGCATTGATACCTGTTGTGTTCGCAACGGTAAACCCTGAACCAGTAATGGTAAAGCCGCTTTCGTTTGAAACAGTAACAGTCCAAGTTCCGATTGCTCCAGCAGGAAGGTTCACTGGGTCTGCACCTGCTGGTGTTCCAGCAGAGATAACGACCTTAGCACCAACTGGATAGTTGGTATTTGCTGAAGTTGTGTAGACATCAGCAGAAGTAGTGCTTGTTGCTTGGAAACGAGTAATGTTCTTAGCAGCGTTTGCTGCTGCAGTAGTTGTTACTGTAAGACCTGAGTCCTTCATAACGTCATCTGCATCTGCTGTTGTCATACCAATTACGTTAGGAACTCTTACATAGTCAGTTGAACCTGCTACGTCAGAACCTGCTGTGTTCTCTGTGTATTGTGGGTATCCGCCCCAACCTGATTCTAGGTTGATGTGGTCGCCAAGTGTTAAATCCAAACGAGTTGTACGAGCATCGTTTGGTTGTGGAGGCATATTGCCCCATACGAAATCAATTGCGATTTCTCCTGCGGTGTCTAGTAGAGCACCTGCGTTATTTACTGCCATA